CGCCGCGCGGAGCTGGAGCTCGTTGATCGGGTGGAGCCCGGGCGAGAACGGCGCCTCGACCGCGCCGACCATGCCGCAGAGCGCGACGCCGATCGAGCCGGTGTTGCAATTCAGCGTGTGCGCGGCGTAGGCGACCGGCCCGTTCGGATCGATCGACTCGTTCGCCTCGATGGGCCAGACGCCGGCGAAGACCGAGCCCTCGCCGTCGACAATCCGGTGATAGTGCTGGCGGTCGAGCGCGGACACGACATTGGTGCCCGCCGTCCAGTGAAGGATGACGCGTTTCATGGAGGTTCCGATGTCAGGGGTCAGCCGGATCCGCGCCCGGCCCGCGCTGGAGGCTATGGCTTTCGGGAATTGAAGGCCCGGAGCTCGTCGCGGACCTCCCGGAGCAGCGTCTCGAAACCCTCGAGGCGCTGCCCGAACTGCGCGGCGGCGACGTCGGCCTTGTTGAGCCGGTCGGCGTTGGCCCTCGACGCGGCGGTGTTGTCGCGAATGTCCGCCCGCACGTCGGCGAGCTGGGTATCGACGTAGGAGCGCAGGTTCGTGAGATCGATGCGCTGCTGGTTCACCGCGCTGTTCAGCCCGGCCCAGAGCACGCCAGCCGCGAAGATCGCGATGACCCCCGAGAGCACGCTCCCGAGGATCGACCAGATGTTGACGGTCCAGTTGATCTCCGGTCTGGGCAAGGGCGCTTCTCCTTGGGCGTGAAAGGCATCGGGGGGCGGTGCTGTCGCCGGCATGTGTAGCTATTGACTTCATGCGTAGCTTTCCGCTACACATGTGACATGAAACCGATCAGCTACAGCAAGGAAGCTTTGAAGACGCTTCGCCGGATGCCGGCGAACACCTCGGGCCGAATTCGCGAGAAGATCGAAGCCTACGCCGCTGATCCCGCCTCTCAGGCCAACAACGTGAAGGCACTCCAGGGCGCCGAGAATACCATCCGCCTCCGTGTTGGAGACTGGCGCGTCATCATGGAAGAGACAGCTGTCATAGCGGTGATCAGGGTCGCCGCGCGTGGCGGAGCATATTGAAGGGGAGAGCCACCATGTCCGAGACCATTACCATCGACCGCGCGGAATACGATCGACTCGTCGCGCTCGCGGAGGATGCCGAGGATCTCCGCGCCGTCGCCGATTTCCGTGCCCGGCTCGAGGCCGGAGAAGAGGAGCTCATGCCCGCCGAGTTCGCCGATCGCATCCTCGACGGCGAGTCCCCGCTGCGCGTCTGGCGGGAATACCGCGGCCTGTCGCAGGCGGAGCTCGCAAGGCGGTCGGGCATCAACCGCGTCGTCATCGCCGACGTCGAGGCCGGGAGGAAGGGCGGCTCCGTCGCCACCTTCAAGGCGACCGCCGAGGCGCTCGGCGTGACGATCGACGACCTGGTCTGAGCGGCGGCGACATATGTGCATCCCGCCTCCCGACGCGCCGCCGGCGCTGCACCTCCTCGCGGTCATCGAGGAGGTGATCGTGGAGCGCATGGCAGGCGCCGGAGGGAATGTACCCCTGGGCGAACTCCTCGAGGTCCGCCGCTGGCTGATCGAGATCCTCGCGGAGCAAGGTCATGTCCCGGCAAGAACGAGAGAAGGTCTCCCGTCCCACCTGAACTGAGGTCGGTTCAGGCTTCCCGCGCCGCCTCGAATCGAAGCCAGTGGCGCACGTTTCGAATGCACCGGCTCTTGGGCTGGCCAAATCGTAGTCTTTCGATGATGGACGGGAGGGGGTACCCGCGCGGCTTTCAGGAAGGCACGCGGGATTGTATGCTGATACTCAGCCGTTTCTCGATCGCATTTGCGGGATCGGGGAGCGGTCAGGCCCTCGGTTGGCAGGGCGCAACGCCGCCGGGGGCCGCCGGGTCAGACGAGCTTCGCCACGGGCGGCAACAGCTGCGCCAGCCGTGTCAGCCCCTTCGGCGTCACCCGCACCTGGGTCGCGGTCTTCTCCGAGCCATCCGACCGGTAGACGGTCATCGTCTTGTGCTCGAGGAGGCCGGAGGCGAGCTTATCCTGATAGGCGACCTCCCCGCCCCCGCCGCGGGAGTAGATCCAACCGTGCGAGCGCAGGAACTCGAAGAGAGTCTTCGGCCGGACCTGCAGTGTCTTTGCGGTGTCGGTGATGCAGAGACTGCCGTCGGAGGTCGCGATGCGCTCCAGCGCCTGGACCTGGGGCTGCATCTCGTCGACGCGCCCTTCGAGGACGAGCACCTTCTCGCTATAGGTCAGCAGCAGACCGCGCATCGTCGCGGGATCGTTCAGCGCCCTGAGCGGATCAGCTGGCGGTTGCCCCTCCAACTCCAGCCAGCGATCGATGATCCGCTTGCGGAGCTTGACGTTGTAGCCCGCGACCAGCGTCAACGTCAGATCCTTGGGAAGGAGGAAGCACGGGTTCTCCTTCCCGTTCTCCGCGATGTAGTTCCCCCCAAATTTGGGGGCTACCTCTCCGAGCTTGTCGAGCATCTTCTTGATATCCCGCATCACGTGATCATGGCGCTTCTCGCACAGCTCGGCGATCTCGCGGCTCGACATGGTGAGCGGCTGGTCCGCGCTGAATGCGGCTACCATCGCGCGCGCCACCCCGCTATTCTCAACCTCAGGCATCTTCGGGAGACCCTTTCCCTTTGGTGTTAGATGGAGCCGCCCGGCAAGGCGACTTTGTCGTCTTCGGCGGCGGGGATGTTGCTTGCTGGCTTGTTCCCCGCCGCCTCCTGAAGCAGCATCACGACATGGGTGTTGAACGAAACCCCCAGCCCTGATCGCCTGGTTTCAGCTGGTGTAGTAGCTGGCAGGCACGTCCACGGGCGCGGTGCCCTCGACGTAGCAGACGGCGCAGTCGGCCAGCGCGAACCACGGCAGGACGCCATAGAGGTAGCTCGACCCCACCACCCGCTGGCTCCAGGTCCAGTCCTTCGAATTCGAGCCGTCGCCGTCGTTGCGGGTGTCGTGCGCGAAATCGAGCCAGCCCACCTTGTCGCGCGTGATCTCCCGCATCCACGCGACCGCGACCTTCAGGCGCGCCGCGGTCGCGATGACGCGAGGGTCGGTGCGGGACATCACGCCCGAGGCGAGGCCGGCCATGAAGGCGTAGACCCCCGCTCGCACCGCGCCCATCATGTATTCCATGGACGATCTCAGCCCTTCGGCGTCCTGCCCCTCCAGCTCCACGCCCATGCCGATCTGCCCGACCAGCGCGTTGAGCGCGGCCGTCGCACTCCCCTTGATCTTGCCGCGCCCGTTGTAATTCAGCCCGTTCTTGGTCGCCGCCGCCGTCTTGCAGACCCGGCTGAACATGTAGTCGACCTCGCGGCAGACGATGCCGGTCAGGTCGAGAAGGGACAGCGCGCCGCCGGTCGAGGCGTCTCCCGTGGCCCAGTTGCTGCACTTGCGCACGATGTCGGCATAGGTCGGCGCCCCGCTGGGGCGCGCCGGCTTGAAGCTGCCCGCGGTATTGGTGAGGCCCGCGTCGACGAGCTCGTCGTAGAAGTCCTGCACCGCCGCCGTGTTGCTCATCGACTTGAGCACCGCGTCGCCTGCCTGCGCCGACCCGAAGAAGCACGCGCCGATCGTGACGAGGAAGCGCGGCGGGCACCGGAAATTCGGCATGCTCGTGAGATTGGTCGGGTTCGCATAGCCCAACATGTCGCGGAGCGTGTCGGAGCCTTCCTTGCCGACGGTGGCGCCGGCGATCATGCCGGCCTTGGTGAGGAGGGTGACCTTGTTCTTGTCGGCGCTGCTGAGGTCTCCCCATTGATTGGCGTCCAGCTTGGCGAACAACGCGGCGGTGGGAAACGCGCTCTCGTGCTGGGCCGCGTAGCTCGCGACCATCGCCGGGCATGCCGCGCCGGTGAGGCACGAGCGCAGCCAGCCGAGTCCGAGGCTCCGCAGCGCGCTGTCCCCCGCGAGCGCGGCGTAGGACGCGACCGGCCCTATCGAACCGCGCGTCCCGATGTTGCCGCTGTAGCCCGCGCGGATGGCGGCGAACTGCGACTTCGGGTCATAGAAGGACGACCTCGCCTGGTTCGTGCCAGTGCCGGTCGCGAACGGGATCGGCAGGGCCGTGACGCCGGGATCGTCCAGACCGACGATGTCGAACGGAGCGATCGACCCCGCGAGCCGCATCTGGCCGCTCGCGCCGTGGAGCCACCAGAGGCGTGGATAGGCGCGGCCACCGACCGGGCGCCGGCCGGAGGAATACCAGGTGAGGCCCGCCGTGACGGCGGCGGCGGTGGCGCTCGGCGCCGCTACCTCGTCGCCCATGATCTCGCGGATGAGCGTGAAATCCTCTCCCGCGACGGTGGTCGCGACGGTGATGCCCGCCGCCGTGGTGAACTTCAGGTGCCCGCTTTCGTCCGCGAAGCCCTGCGCGGAGGCCTCGGTGAGGTCCGTGACTTCGACGACGTTCCAGTCCGCCTTCGGCACGTCGTCCGGCCACGACAGGCCCGAGGCGGTCTCGGGGCCCCTGATCTCGATCGCCGCCACGAACTGCGCTCCGGACGCCGCGCCCGTGTAGGTGTGGTCGACGTCGTCGGCCGCCGCCCAGGCGGTCGCGGGGGCCGCGGTCGATCTGGAGATGGTCTTGCGAATGCCGCCCGCGGCGTTCTGCACCACGAGCGTCGCATCCGGCCGAAGCCCGGGCGCTTGGCTCGTCTGCGCCGAGGCGATGAATGCGAGATCGAGGACGATCGAATTGGCACCTTCGAGGGTGAGCCCGGGGTGATCGAGGCGCTTGGCAAAGGACTGCCAGGTCAGCGCATCGGGCGTCCCCTCGAGGGTATTGGCTCCGAGCGGATTGGACCAGTCGACGCCCGGGATCGAGATATAGGTCGGCCGGCCGTCTCCCCAGTCCCCGAGATCGCCGTCCTCGCCATCGCTGTCGGCGCGGCGCCAGCACACCGCCATGTACTGGCCGCTGCTGCCCCCGAGGAAGAGCACGTTCCAGAGGTACTGGCCGGCGAACGTTCCGCTCAGATCCGGCACCGGAAAGGCGTCGTTGCTGTTCCGGCGCACCGCCGCCAGGATCATGTCGTCCGTGAGATAGTTCGTGAAATCCGCGGAGCCGGCGGTGTTCGACCCGCCCACGCCGCGGACCTCGGGAACGGTCGCGGGCGTGACGTTGTGGATATCGAGCTGGAACGACGTCTCGTCGAAGCCCCCGCTGTTGCGTGCCCGCACGACGACCTCGGCGTCCGAGACGATGGAGGACAGCGCGATCGAGAGGGTGTCGGTCTCGGCGCTGTAGGTGACCAGGGAGACGCCGCCGGCGGTCGGTCCATTGACCTCGATCGTAAGGTCGGAGCCGGAGAACAGGCCGGCGACCGACACGCTCTCGTAGGCGCCGCTCCGCTGCTCGAACGACTGGTCGGCGAGCGAGCCGACGAGCGCCGGCGTCGGGTAGGTGATCGGGATCCCGGCCGTGTAGACGCTCGTCTCACCGGCGCCGTTGCGCGCGGTGACCCGGTACGAGAGCGACGTCAGATCGTCCTCGGCGGTCGGCGTGTAGCTGCTCGTCTCCGCGCCAGGGATGTCCGCGCCATCGCGGAGGGCCTGGAAGTCGTAGGCGGTCGGGCTGTTCGTCCAGACGCCGCTCGAAGCCGTGTGAGCCGAGCCGATCTTGCCCGGGCCGGCGATCTCCGGCGCGGTAACCAACGCCGGGGCCCCGCTCTGCACCAGGCCCTGCGTCGTGAAGGACTTCTGGCCGCTGGCGGGATGCCAGCGGAGGGCGTCGGCCTCCCGATAGAGCAGGATCCCGAACACCGTTTCGCCGGCCGATGACGCCTCCGACCCGAGGAGGCTATCGCCCGGCGCGGCCGCGACCGTGGCGGCGTGGATCGCGTCGTAGTTCGCGGGCGCATAGGGCAGGGAGCCCATGTAGCAGCGCAGCTCCACGCCGGCGGGAACGACCCGCGAGGGCGCGACCGTGGTGCGCGGGAGGCCGACCACCCCTCCGGCCTCCACCGTGTCGCGTTCTTCCACGAAGCCCCAGTCGTCGCCGGTGATGAAATAGCTGTCGTCCTGGTCGATCGGAATGATGACCGCGTCGCTGAAGCCGCCGGGTCCGGCGGCCGAGATCGCGCGAATCCGGAACGTGGCGTTCCAGGTCGGGACGCCCCACTGCCAGATGTCGGCGTAGCTTTCCGGGGTGAACACCACCGAGAACGGCATCGGGGCGGACGCGGGGATGGAGAGGACGGTCGCGGCGCCGTCGAAAACCACCTGATAGCTCGTGACCGCCTCCACCGAGGCCGGCGCCTCGATGATGTTCAGGTCGATGCGATAGCCGTCCTCGTATTGCACCGGCGTCGAGAAGTGGGTGCCCGCGACCATCTGCTCGGGCAGATCCGGGTTTGTCTCGTCGATCTCGGGCACGGCGAACAGCACCCCCTCGCCGAGCGAGGACGCGACGAGGCGGAACCGCGCTCCCTCGGACAGGGTGGCGGTGGCGACCTGAACGATGGCGAATCCGCTGTCGGGATCGAGCGCGGCGGCGGGAAGCCGCGAGCCGGCGGGGCGATCGCTGAGACCGGAGATGATCGATTCCATCGGGATCTGCGCGGCGATCTCCTCTCCGGAGGGCAGCGCGTCGGCCGGCAGGCGGCCCTGGTCGTCGGCGGACAGGATGCCGTTCGGGGCCCCGACCTGTTCCGACCCGACTTTCGAGTTCACGACGGCCTTGATCTGGTTCAGGTCCGCCGAGGTCACGCTGGAGCCGGGCATCTTGTCCGGATAGGTCACGTCCATGGGGATCACTCGCTGACTGTGAAGGGGAGGGTGGCGGGGAGGACGTCGGCGCCTGGCGTCGCTCCGACGCGGATCATTTCGACCAGGGCGTCGATCTGGGTTTGGAGGTCGGCCACCGCGGCGGCGTGCTGCTCGGGCGATACGAAGGAGTCGGTATCGGCGTAGGCGGCGCTGCCCAGTTGCGTGGGCTGAACCGCCGTCTCGGCCTTGGCCGCCGTCGCCGCGAGTTCCGACGCGGCGATCTGCTGGAATTGAGGCGTCTCCGGGTCGCCGTTGAGCGCGACGAGGAACCCGGCGTCGCCGACGGGTACGACCGGGGCATCTGTCAGCTCAGGCACGGGTCGGCACCTCGCCCCGCGCAGGAAGCCGGACCGGGCGCGTGCGCGCCCGGCATCTGCGTCGTCATCATGGGAACCTCAGATCTGGGAGCTTGCCTCGAAGAAGGCGTCGATCTCGGCCGGCGACTTGCCGGCCGCCGCCGCGAGCAGGTCGACGAGCGGGTCAGCCCGCTCGATGACGGACATGCGCGCCCAGGTGATGCGCGCGGCAACCTGGGCTTCATCGGGCAGACGCGCGATCACGGCCTCGATCGCCGCCGGAATGGCGCCGGAGCAGGCGGCGGCCACGGCCTCGTCGGCCGTGACGACCCCGGCGCGCGCCAGTCCGATGAACAGCTGCGGGGGCGTCAGACGCATCTCCGCCCGCCGGGCCGCGAGCTTGGCCGCTCCGGAGACGACGAACATCACGGGGCCACGTCGACGGCGCAGAGCGCGCCCAGGAAAGGGAACGACGGCCGGATCTCGACGAGATACTCCCCCGGCTCCTCGAAGCGCATCTCGAACCCCGCTCCGGGCACCTCTCCCATCTCCAGGCCGTCGACCAGGACCAGCGCGCCGGACGGAACGCCGGGCACGCTCCAGACCGCCCCGAGGGCAACCCGGGCCTGGTCCGGCAATCCGCTCGAGGGCCGGCGCTGGAGCGCGCCACCGGAGACCCAGTGCGTGCGCGGCCCGCCTTCCCCCTCGACGACGCCAGTCTCTCCCGCGACCTCCTGCGCCGCGACCTGGGCCTCGCTGGCCTCGATCGCGTAACGGATCCGGCCGGTAGCCAGCTCGAATACGACCGCTTTCAACGCTTGACCCCCATGGCGAACGCGGTCGCATCCAGGACGGTGAGCAGAATGCCCGCATCCCTGCGGGCCTGCAGGCTGACGGTATGCGTCCCGGCTCCGACCGCCCGGGCGCCGAGCAGCACCTGAAGGGTATGGGCGCCGGTCCCTTCGATTTCATCCACGGTCGTTCCGCCGATGCGGATCCTGTAACCCCATCCGCCCGAGGTGCTCGAGGTGGTGACGCGCATCACGCCCTGCGCCATGATCGTGCCCCCGAGGCCCATTGCCACGTTGAAGTCGAGCACCGAGGCATAGTCGCCTGTGACGTTGTAGTCGGCGAGGCGGCGGGCGAAGACCGGCACGGTCACCGCCTCGCCTGCGATGGTGAGCGTCTCGACCCAGCCGTTCACCGCGGCGAAGTCGATCAGGTCGGCCTTCTCGGCGGTGATCGCGCGCGCGGCGAGCTGCGGCGTCGCGATTCCCTCGGGCTCGATCAGGGTCGATCCCTTGCTCTGGCGCACGACGCTCGGCGCGAAGAAGCGCACCTGTCCGTTGGTGGTCGCCACCTCCCAGCGCCATCTGGCGCGCCGCGCCTCGCCGGGCACGACGATGGTATTCGAGATGTCCTGCGGCGCGGCGTCATTGCCCGAGACCGCGCCGATGACAATGTCGGAGACGGCGTCGCCGTTGCTCTTCGTGAACACGATGCGCGCGCGCGCCGTCATCGAGGAGCCGCCGATCCGGCCGATCTGCGCCGAGCACACGAGCCGCATGCCGGGGCGGACCGGGAAATCCCTGCCATCGCACCGCCGGTTGCTCGCGCCGGCCACCGATCGGATCTCGCCGAGCGAATCCGCGCTTCCCGAGCTGGTCTCGGGGATGACCGTGAAGTAGTCCGAATTGCTCCAGGCTGTGCGCGACTGCAGCTGATCGTCCGGCACCATGTTGAAGCCGAGGTCGGTCACGACGACCTCGCCGGCTGACAGCGTGCCCGGGGCGATCACGTTGCGCCCATCGAGCAGCACCGCGCCGCCGGCGCCATCCTCGTCGTCCCAGGCGACGAGCCGGATCCCGGCGGAACCGCCGCCGGCCACCGCGCGCATCACCAGCGCCGAGGAGGCGTGACCCGCCGAGGCGACGGCCGTCGCGGTCATCGTGACCATCGCCGCGAAGTCGTCGAATTCGGCCGCGACCTCGCTGCGCATCGTCGCCACGGCGGTCTCGGCGTTCGTCGCCGCCGCCATCGCGGTCTGGGCGAGCGCGTGGGCGACGCCATCGACCAGGCGGGCCTCGACCGCCGTGAATACGCCGACGCCGGTGCCCGTCTTGCGGATCTCGAGCTGGGCCGTCGCGGCCCGGGCGGGGGCCGTGACCGTGGAGAAGGCGCTGTCGACCCAGCTCCGGCCGGTGATGTTGAGGGTGCGCGTGCTGGTCGTGAGCACGACGCCGTCCGCGTCCCGCCACGCGAGCCGCATCTGCAGGTCGAGATTGATCGTCCCCGATCCCGCCCCCGCCGCCTTGAGGGACAGGGACATTACGTCGCCGGGCTTCACCGGCACGCCTTCGAATGCCCTGGCCGTGGCGTCGGTCTCCGCGTAGCCCGTGAAGGCGGTCGGCGCGGAGGCGAGCGCCGTGACGGCGGAGGAGCGGGCCCTGACGGACCATCCCGCCGGCCAGACCGTCCACCACTTCGGACGAACTCCGGCGGCGAGCGCGGCGCCGTCGAGGGACAGCGTGGGGTTGCGCACCCAGTTGGTGCCGCCGAACGTGGCCTCGACCGTCGAGACCCGCCCCGCGAGCGCGGAGGTCGCGTCGCTGACGGCGACCAGACTGGTGGAGATCGCCGCGTCGGCCGCCCCGAATTCCGCCCGCAGCGTCTCCTGCGCGGCCGCGATCGCGCCGCCCGGGCCGACGATCGTGAGGCGCATGTCTTCGATCGAGGCGTCGGCGTAGCTGTTGGCGAGGTAGGCCTTGACCTCGGCCTCCGTCGCCGCGCGGATGTCGAGATAGTCGAGGCGCAGCGAGGCCGCGGGAGTCTCGGAGGCCTGCTTGGCATAGCAGACCAGCTGCACCGCGCTCGCCTCGACCGGGCGCTTCCAGACGATCTCCCGCGACTGCGTCCGGTCCGGATCGATGACGAAGCCCCAGTCCTCGACCAGGCGGCCGTAGGCGTTGGCCGCGCCGAAGGCGTCCCCCCGGATCCACGATCCGCCGCTCGATTTCCACTCGGCGCGCAGGCGGCCGCTGGAGAGATCGCCGGAAAGGCCGCGCAGCATGGCGGACACGACCACGTATTCCGCCTCCGCGTCCGCCGCCGGAAGCTGGCCGGCAACATCCGAGGAGGCGCGGACCCAGGCCTGACCGGTGCCGGTCGGCACGTCGATCAGCAGGCCGGAGCCGTAGAACGCTTCCGAGGTCTCCTGCGAGCCGTAGGTCGCGATGCCGCCGTTTGCCCAATGGGTCGGGGCGCCGGCCTCCCAGGTGTGGAAGGTCGGGTCCGCCGACCAGCCTCGCTTCATCCCGGCCAGCGCGATGCCGGTGAGGTTCGCCAGCGCGGCCTCGTCGAACTCGCCGAGCGCGGTCGTCAGCGCGTCGAGGCGGTCGAGCGTTTCCTCGGATAGCCCGGAGACGGTGGCCTCGACCTCGTTCGCCTTGGTGAGCGCCGCCGTCGCATCGTCGGCGGCCTCGTTCGCCCGATCGAAGGCATCGTCGATCCTGGCGCGGATCGTGTCCTCGAGATCGGCTTCCTTGATCCGGACATCCGGCGCGGTGACCGGCAGCCAGTCCGACCACGCCCGGCCCTCGGTCGGCGCGAAGATCGCCTGAACCTCATAGTCCTCGCCGGCGACGATGCCCTCCGAGATGATCAGCCTCAGAGCCTCGACGTCGTTGAAGACGGAATAGGTCACGGCGACGCCGGACAGCGTGACCGGCTCGCCTCCCAATGTCAGGGCGAGGGTCGCTCCGGTGCTGTCCGGAGCCGGGGCGACGCTCGCCGCCGGCAGGTGCGTTCCGTCGCTCGCCAGCCGCACCCGATAGCGCACCGCGTCGACATTCTCGGTCTCGGTCCAGCGCAGCCGGATCGCGGGCTTGCGCGCCGATCCCGAGCCATCCTTCACCGTGGCGGGCTCGACGGTGAAGGCCCCGATGCGCGGGGTTCTGCCCGGCCGCCGGGGCGGCTCGATCACCACCGGGACTTCGAAGTCCTTGTCCCAGTCGTAGTCGGACGGATCCCATTCCCGGAGCGCGATCGCGACGCAGCCGGACGGAAGATCTTCGACCCGACGCAGCTCGAACGACTTTGCGACATAGCCGTTCCGGGCGCTCGTCCAGGCGACCGTGTCGATCGGGCTCAGCTTCTGCGCCTCCGGGGGCAGGGAATGGACGTGATTTCGGAAGCGCCGGTTGTCCTCGAGCGCCGAGCGGATGAGCCGTTGCACCTGGTGCTTGTACGGCACGACGGGCAGGCTGAGGTTCGCGATCGACCGGCGTCCGCCATCCTCGGCTTGATAGGCGAGGCTATGCCGGAGCGGCGCGTCCTTCGCCTCCCATCCGGACTCGGGCTCCGGGTACTGCGCCCCGACGCCATTGTAGGTCGCGTCGAGGGAGGGGAAGGGATCGAACTGATCGGAGGAGGTAACGATCACGTCGTCGTCGTCATAGGCGTAGACGGGCAGCCCGGGCGCCCCGCAGCGCGTCAGCCATGTGCCCGCGACTTCCGCGACCACGCCCTGGCAGGCCTTGAGCAGCTCCTCGATCACGGAGGCCGGCTCATCGCTGAGCTTGATCTCGAGCCCGGCCCGATACTGCGGCTCCGCGCCGCCGTTCTTCCTGTCGATCGGCAGGTCGCACTCGTTCATCGCCGCGAACCAGGTGCTGGCCGGCAGGTCGCGCGCGGCGATCCCCTGGCCACCCCACAGGAATTCGCCGGTGATCGGGTCGTGGAGGCCGCGCTTGATGTTGTAGATCATCACCTGCGGGTTGTTCGTCGGCTCCCAGGTCCGCCAGTTGTTCCAGCGCTGCGCCCCGCTGCCGCCGGCGGTGCTGTCGCGCCTGGGGTCGTAGAGGCCGTAGTCGTCGAGCTCGACCATGACCTGCGGCTTGCCGCCGCGGTGCACTTCCGGGCTGTAGCGGGCGGTGACGATGAGGTACGGCACGCCGAGCCCGATCATGTCCGCGAGCCATGGGTAGGTCGCCGGGGCCTGGTATTTCGCGGCGAGCATCGGGTCGGCCGAGGTCTGGGTGCCGTCGTAGAACTTGACCCACAGGAAATCCTTTCCGTCCTTCTCGTAGCCTTCGACCGGCCAGCCGTAATCCGGATGCGCGGCCGGCTTGAGCTTCGCCCATTCGCCGTTGATCCAGACCCGGGAGAGCCGGGCGGGCCAGTCGGCCAGTTCGATCACCTGCGTGTAGAAGGCGTTGGCGGCGCTCACGCTCGGCGCGCCGTGGGACCCGTGGAAGACCAGGTCGCCGGCGGTGCAGAACCGGCCCATGAGCCGCGTGCCGGACTGGTTCTCGCCGAAGCCCATCGAGATCTTCGTGCCGGTCGGTCCCTGACCCTGTTTCGGCGCGAGCGCCTGCGACAGGGCCGAGAAGGCGACGCCGACGGCGAGCTGCTGGATGATGCCGATCGCCGTCGCGGTTCCGGCCGCCGTGAGGCCGACGCTCGCGCCGATGGCGAGCGTCGTGGCGGCGGGCGCGAGCGTGACGAAGGCGCCGCCGGCGATGACGGCCGCTGCTGCGACGGGGGGCATGGCGTCAGACCTTCAATGCGACCCGCGCGGCGAGCAGGTCGACCGTGACCAGCCCGTCCACGCTCATCAGGAAGATCCGCGCGCCCTGGACCACGCCGAGGGCGAGGCCGTCCTCGACCTGGACCACCGCGAGATCGCCGACCTGCGCGAGCGACGGCGGGATCTCCGCGAAATGGGCGCGCGCCATGTCGACGTGATCCATATAGCCCTCCCGGCGCAGCGCTCGGACGCCCCCGGTGAGCGTCGTGTAGGAGTCGCGAAACTCCGCCGCGAGGTCGGTGCCGGTCATCGCGGCGACGGCGCCGGCGGCGAAGAGGGCGCAGTCGAGGCCGCCGTAGGCGAAAGGCGACCGCCGCACGCGCTCGACATAGCAGCCGAGCCGGGCGCGCCAGTCCGGCCGGCGCCTGATCGCCGTCATGACCGCACGTCCTTGGTGCCCCAGGGCACGTCCCAGGCGCGCGCTGTGCCCTTGTACCGCCGGAACCGGTCATCCTCGCGACGACGCTGCGCCTCGTCCGATTTCTTGCGCTCCGAGGTGAAGGTCAGCATCCGCGCGGTTGAGACCAGCTGCACCTCGATCGTTGCCTCGCCGCCCGCCGCCGGGCGCTCGATCGGGGCCGTGTTGACGAACCCCTTGAAGCGCGGCTCGGGATCACCGATCGGGAGTCGACTGTCCGGGTCGTAGGAGCGGCGCCAGATCTGGGCGCGCGCGCCGCGCGCGTCGTAGAGCCGGAACGCCGCCTGGACGGGCTCGCTGAGCGCGGAAAGCGTGACCGAGACCGGCCGGATGTCGAGGCCGGTCTCGTACCGGATCGAACTGATCGAGATGAGGCCGAGGTTGAAGAAGGTCCGCGTCTCGGTCGCTCCCGAAAACATGTCGGTCACCCGGATCTGCTCCGTGGTCTCTCCCTGCCAGATGCCCAGCCCGTGAATATCGCCGCTCTCGCGGTCGCGGGCCTCGATCCAGATCATCTGGGCCTCGACGAGCGCGCCCCGGCGCTCCCGCTGGCCTTGCGCGCGGGCATTGACGGCGCGCATCAGACGGAAGCCTCGATCGCCTGGAACGAGCAGCCGTCGGAGAGCATCTTGCGCGTGACGCCGGCGGCGAAGCTGCCCGGGGCGATCATCATCAGCGCGGTCGGGCGCTCGAGGAAGACGCGGACCCCGGTCACCGTGCCGGTCTTGAGCGCCGGCGTCACCGTGATGGAGGGCGTCAGGCCCGAGCTGTTCGCGGACACCGTGTCGATAATCCTGTGGAGCGAGCGGCGGTCGCCGCGGTTGAACGCGAGCATGTCGCCTCGGGTCAGCGTGTAGCCCGAGGGCAGCCCGGAAATGCGCAGGGAGACGTTGTCCGACCCGATCGCATGCAGCAGCGGCGCGCTGTTGCCGAGTTCCGAGCCATCCGGGTCCGCCGCCGGAAAGGGGCGGCGAATGTTATAGAGGTGGAAGAGGCGATGCGGCAGGATCGCTTCGAACAGCGCCTGCAGCTCGTCGGCGTCGCGGTTGTTGTAGCGCGCGAGCGTCACGTCGGCGATCCATTTCGGCGGAGCGATCTCCGAGACGATGATGTCGCCGCGCCCCGTGCCCGAGGTCTCGACGAAATCCCGACGCCAGAAGGTCATCTCGCGCACGCGGAGCTTCCTGGCAAAGACATCCCGGCCGAGCGGAAATTCCAGTGCCATCAGCGGGCTCCCTTGAGCCTGGGATCGGCGATCGCGCGGCCGACGCCGTCGCGGAACGAGGCGCGGGCGCCGTCCATCGCGGTGTTGACCGTGTTGGAGGTCACGCTCTGGACGTAGGCGCGCAGCGCCCCGGCATCGTCGACCGAAACCCCGACCGAGACCCGCACGTCCTGCGTGGCGCCGCCGCCGCCGGCGCGCGGCACCTCCGGATAGACATAGCCGGACTGGTCCGGCACGAAGAGTTCCGCCTGGTTCTCGCCGACGACATAGGGCTGACCCGCGCGGACCGGGCCGCCCCGGGCGCGGGCGCCGATGCCGAAGATCTGGGTGAAGACCCCGCCGGCGGCGGTCGCGCCGAAGCCACCCCCACCACCCACGCCTCCGACGAAGCTCTGGAAGGCGGTCGAGAGCGCCATGTCGGCGAGGCGGCCGGTGAGGTCGGACAGGGCGCTCCGGAAGCCGTCCGCGCCTTCCATCGCCCCCTTGAAAAGGCCGCTGAGCGAGCGCGCGGCGAACTGGTTCACCGCGTCGACGCGCTCCGTTTCGGCGCGCAGCGCCTCCATCTCAGTGATGAGCTGGGAGATGTGCTGCCCCTCGGCCGAGTAGAGATCCACGCCAGCCTGGCGCGTGGCCTGAGCGATGCGCCGCGCCACATCGGTGCGTTCGACCTGCTGCCGTTCGAATTCGAGCCCCTCGATCACGCGCTCACGGGTCTCCTGTTCCTGCTCGAGCTCGCGCGCCGCCTTGGCCGCTTCCGACTCTCCGGCGCTGCGTGCCTTGTTCGCCGCCGCGCGCGCCTCCGCCTCCGCCTCTCGCTGCAGGGCGAGGCGCGTCTCGTAGGGGATGGTCTGCGAGTCGCGCGCCTGCCCGGTCCGCGAATCCTCGGTCGCGGCGAGCGGCGCGGTCTTCGCGTCGAGGCGCGCCTTCGAATGGTCCGCCTCGGCCGCCATCAACTTCTGGAACTCGGCATGCGCGTCGGCGGCGTTGCGCGCCGCCGCCGCCATCGACGCGGCGAGCTGATCGCTGGCGCCCGCAGCGCCATTCGCCGCCCCCGTCAGGTCTCGCATCAGCGCGGCGGCCTCGGAGATCTTCTCCGACGCGGTCTCCACCCCGGACGTGAACTCCTGCATCGCCGGGGGAAGGTCCTCGGCGCTGAGGCCCCACTCCTCGATCATCTGACGAGTGTCGAGCATGATCGCATTGCGGTCCTCGGACCCGGCGGCGGCGTTGAACCGCTCCATCGCATCGACCAGATGCTGGGTCTGCTCGAGGCTGAGGCCCAGGGACCCGCTGATCTGGGCGAGTGCGTTGTCATCCGAGAATTCGAGTCCCAGCGCCTGGAATTCGGCGCGGATCCGCTCGATCTCCTCGCTGAGCCCGGAGAAGGCTCCCTCTCCGACGGATTCGATGGATTTGCCGAGCTCGTCGATCTCTCGCGCCCGCATCGAGGCCACCAGCGCGGCGACCTGCTCGGACGTCCCCGCGAACTTCTCCCGCAACTCGTCCTGGCCGAGCTTCACGAGATCCGCCGTCTCGCGGGCATGGTCCATCGACTCGTCGAGTTCCTTGATGCGCTCGGACAGCGTCAGGGCTTCTTCGCCGGAAGAGAGGAACGCGGCCGCGAGCGGCACGCCGACGGCGACGGCGGCGCCCGCCACCGCGCCCCAGACCCCAAGGCCGCCGAGGAGCTGGGGCAGCTGCTGAGCGAACGCGGTCACGGGCGAGGTCCCGTTGGCGACCTGAACCGCGAAGTCGCCGATCTGGTAGGAGGCATTCTGGATGGCGCCGGAGTTGAGCCCCGCGAAACCGCGGCGCAGCTCCTCGGTGGCGTTCGACATCGGGCGCATGCGCTCGGCCGCGCGCTCGCGCGCCTGACCCGCCTCCATCGCGGTGATCGCCCCCAGCTTCTCGGCGCGGGCGATCTCCTCGAGTTCCTGTTCGTACTGGCGCGAGACCGCGAAGAGCGGATTGAACTTCGCGCGTAGCCGGTCGAGTTCGGCCCCGTAGGCCGCGACATCGGCCGCGCGGTCCCGCGACTCGGCGCCGACGCTGAAGAGGCTGTCGAGCTGCTGGCTGAGGTTGGACGAGCCGCCGCTCTGCGCGGCCGCCTGGGTGAACAGCTTGAGCTGCTGCGAGGCCGGACGCGTCGCGGCCTCGACGCGCTTCATCGCCGCCTCGGCGCTTCGGCCGACGCGATCGAAATCCTGTTCGACCGCCTTGCCGCCCTCGGCGGCGAGGCGGAGCGCCACGCTCTTCACCATATCTGGGTGTCCCTGGTCTGTTCAGTCGTCCGATGGCCGGATGGCGCGGAGCAGTCCGGCCTCGGCATACGGCAGCAGCAGCGCCGCGACGCGGCGATCGATCCCGTAGGCCTCGAGCACGTCGAGGCAGGCGGGAATGTCGAGCCCGGTCACGCCCGCGAACGAGACGCGGAGCTGACGGCCGAGCAGCCTGAAGACCTCGAAGAGATCGCGGGCCTCCTCTGTTTCGAGCGCATGCTCGTCTCTTGGGCAGACGCCCTGACCACCGTACCGGTCGCAGGCGAAGGCGGGATCATCGGCGCAGCCCGCGCACTGCGCCTCCCCGCCCCGCCAGCGCCAGGTGATCAGGGCGGCGAGACGTTTCCCTCGGCGACCAGCAGCAGGGCGGGCATCCGCATTTCGGTCCGGATCCGGTCAGCCAGCCAGGGCGCCATGTCCCGGAAGGTGGCCCAGGTGTCGGGCGTGAAGGGCGCGGGCGTCCGCCCGTCCTCCTCCAGGACGCCCGACCAGCCCGTGATGTGCCGCGCGGCGAGGCGGTCGAAGATGATCTCCTCGGAACGCGCGGCGATCCGGGCATCGCGCTCCGCGCGGGCCGTCGCGTCGCCCGAGGTCAGGGCGGTCGCGTCGAGCGCCGCCTCGATCTCGCGACGGGCCTGCTGGAACGCCATCGCCTCGGCGGAGCGCAGGTCGACGAAGCCGATGCCGGTCATCGTCACGGTGACCCCATAGCCGAGCGCGATCTCGCGGGGCTGGGTCAGGTCGGCGAGTCGGAGGGCCATCAGGGGTTCCCGTAGCTGGCGGTCTGGTTCTTCAGCGTCACGGTGAGCGGCGACTCGCCGCTGTCCGGACGGGAGGCCCGGAAACCGAACTCGGCGGTGAGGATGTCGCCATTCGGAACGGGCACGCCGACGCGTTCGAAGCGGAGGTTGTGCAGGGCGAAGACGATCGAGAGCGTGGCGCTCAGCTCGTAGCGCAGCTCCATGTCCGAGAGCGTGCCGGCGGACCCCAGGTCATACCAGGACGTGTCGCGGAACCGCGCGCTGATCTTGCCCGTGAGCGACCAGTTGCCGTCGAGGAACGAAGCCGCCGTCGGCAGCTGGTTCAGCTCCTCCTGGTCCGGCGTGATGCCGAGCGACGCCTCGAATTCGAAGCCGGTCACGCCGGCGACATTGGCGCCGTCCTTCCAGATCGCCGCCTGGAACCCGACCGGCACCGTATCGGTGGCGAAGGCGACCGGCGCGGCGTCGAGCGTGTCGGCGAGCTTGTCCTCGACGGATCCGAGCATCTTGAACGCCGTTCGCGAACGCTGGCCGTCCTTCTGCGCGGAGAGCGACATCCCGGAATAGGCGACCGGGGCCTGGCGGAAATGCCGATCGATGCCCCGGTGCGAGATGCCGGCGGTGAAGAGCAGCGGCACCGGGATCGCCGCCATCTTGAAGACGTGGGTGTAGTTCGGCGCGCCGCCCGTGGTCACCGGGTCGCCGAAGAGCCCGCGCAGGTGCCAGCCGATCGACTGGAGGCCCAGCGGCACGGTGATGTCGCCGGTGAGGTTGCGCAGCCCCGCGACGGCCTCGCCGGGGAAGGCGTCGCCGACGATCGCATCGTCCTCGGTCACGTCCTCGGTCGGGGCCATGCTGATCGAGTAGAAGGGGAGCAGCCGGAAATCGCCATCCGCCGCCGCCGCGGGCGTCTCGAAATCGGCCTGCTCACGCATCAGGAAGGCGGCCTGGTCGCCGCGCGCGGTTGCCATCTAGATCTCCTCCAGGGGGTTGTCGCCCGTCTCGTAGTAGAGCGTGATCTGAACGATGCCGGCGCGAACCGGCGCGTCGCCCAGGATGGGCGGATCCTCGACGTCGCCCGGCGCGGACAGGTCGAGATAGTCGACGCCCTCGATCGCCTGCCCGCGCAGCCCGCCGACCTTCGCGGCGAGCGCGTCGAAGAGCGCGCGGGCTCCCGCCTCGTCGCCGGGCTGGGCGACGATCTCGACCGCCGCGACCCGGCTCCACTCGCGCGCGGGAACGCCGAAGACCCTGCCTTCCTCAACGGGATCCTCGAGCCGCAGGTTCACCAGGCCCTCGGATGGGCAGTCCTCGGGCAGGACGGCGGCGCGGCTGACCGGCGGATCGCCTTCCTCCGCGAAGCAGAGCAGCAGGGCGGCATGAATCCGCGCGGCGATGGTCTCGTGCACCGTCGCCATCAGTCGATCGCCTCGAGCTCGGCCTCGATCAGCGCGGGAAGCCTGCCGGACCAGTCGCCGTGTTCGCGGGCGACATCGAGGCGCTTGCGAAGCTTCACTCTCGGGTAGAGCAGGAACATCACGACTGTGGCGTCCGGGTTGGAATGCGCGGCGATCAGCTGCTTCTTCGTGCGGGCCCGCAGATACCCACGCTTGCCCCTTCGCAGGTTGTCCACGACAAGAAAGCTGGGCCCGTGCCTGCGGAAGATGAAGCGGAGCGGCCCGTAGCGGGACTCCGGGAAGTTGGAGGGGTTGATCCGCTTGCCGCCGACGCCCCGCTTCGGCGCGTCGGCCGTGGGGATCGCGAGCCAGAAGCCCGCCTCGCTCTTGATCATGGCGCCGCGATCGAAGGCGTCGATCAGCTTGGGCGACTTCGACGTGACCAGCGCCGCGGCGTTCGCGGATGCCTTCCCCTTGGGGTATAGGTCCAGCCGCCAGGCGTTGGCGAGCTTGCGCCCCAGCCCTCCCGAGAGGGTCTGGCGGCGCAGACCCGCCTGCAGGCCGACACCGGCGCGACCGATGCCGCGCGTCACGGCGACCTGAACCTTGAGATATTCCTCGGCCATCGCCGCCAGCGGCGCGCCGGTCGCGGTGAACTTGATCTCCATCAGGCGGGGACCGTGTTGACGATCGCGATCAGCCGGTCGGCATCGCGGTATCGCGGTGTGCCCCGGACCGTCCGGGTCTCTCCATCGACGAGGATCTCCGCGCCGGCGACGATGCCCTCCATGTCCGCGCGCCGGATTTCGAGGATCACCGAGGTCGCGACGACGTCGCGGCTCAGGCGGAGCTGGATCTCTTCGTCAGGGGCGCGCCGGATCGCCAGGATGGCGCGAGGCACGGTTTCCTGCACGATCACGGGGACCCCGAACGCATCGAAGACCGGGTCGATCGCAAGCGCGGGATCGAACATGTGAGATCAGGCCCTGGAGCGGCTCTTGCGGCCAGCGGCTGCGAGGGCGGGGCGGCCGGCTTCCCGCTCCTCGTCGACGCGGCCCGCGCCCGAGGCGACGATGGCCGCCGCCCGATCGTCCTCGACCAGGCCGGTCCATCCTGGGGGATAGACGAGGATCTCGCCCTCGGTCAGCGGCAACTCGAGCCTGCGCTCGATCACGACACAGCGCATCTTCCCCGAAACCTCCCTGTCGGAATTGATGGCGGGCCGGCGCGTCGCTGGCCCGCCGGTGCTCAGGCGGATCAGTTGCTCGAGTGACCGCGCACCAGGACCGCGGGCCGCATGCAGATCGGCAGCGTGTTCATCTGCGCCTGAACGTCGACGAACTGGCCCCACTTCTCATCCGGCGCGATCTTGGCGTAGAACGGCTGGCCGGGGGTGTTGACGGTCTCGAGATAGTCCGCCGGGGCGTTGAACTGCCGGAAGGTGCTCCGGGTCCCGGTCGGGAAGAACCGCGCCTCGTTGTCCGGGATGAACTTGCGCGTGGTCCAGGTGCCGTCCTCGTTCGGCGTGTCGGCCGAGCCGAGATATTCCATCCAGGTGATCCCCATCCACCGGATACCCTCCTTGCGGGTGTCCTCCCGGAGCGGCGAGACGGTGGTGGCGTAGTACGTGTAGGCCTTCTGGAAGTCCTCCTGCTCCATGAGCCTGTCCCAGAAGCCGGGCGAGCAGAGCGCCGTCACACCGGTCATCATGTCGCCCTTGAGGTTGATCTCGATGTGGCGCGAGATCTCGCGCGACTTCGCGGCCCAGTCGGTCCCGGTCGTGCCGAAGGTGAAGTCGACCGCCTTCTGGGTGACGCCGAAGGCCGAGTAGAGATCGACGATCGTCGACCCGTCCGCGTCGAGCACCACGCCCCGCAGCGCGCCAGCGCGCAGGTATTCGCGCGTGATGTCGGTATTCGCCCGCAGGGTGATGATCCGGCCGTTGACCTCGTCGACCGCCTGCTTCAGCTCGCTCTCCGAGCCGAAAGCGCGGATGCCCTCGATCTCGTCGGCGGTGATCCGGGACTCCTGGGCGAAGCGCCGGGTCGAGAAGTCGCGCATCTCGCGCTTGCCATTGCGCAGGCCGGGCATCGGGGCGCCGCGCTGGCTCGAGGTGATCAGGGACAGGACGCCGTTCTGGCTCTCGATCTGGAACGCCGGCGTCCGGATCGACTTGTCCTGGAACAGGCCGAGTTCGCCGATCAGGCCGAACTGGTTCGGCACGACGTTGATCGCCTCGCTGAGTTCGCGGGTGTGGAATGCGCTGTCGCGAAAGATGTCCATGGTCGCCATGGCGATTTAGTCTCCGTTTTCGGGAATGGGACGCGGCATGGCCGCCGAGGAGGAAGAACGGTCAGTCGGCGACGATGCCGACCGCCCTGAGCGCGGTGACGGCGGCGTTGCGCTCGCCGACGGTATCGATCGAGGAATGGAAGATCAGGGCGGAGCGGTTGAGCTTCGCCTCGCGCACCAGCGCGACCGCCCGGGCATCGGCCGAGGCGGCGGCCGCCGTCGTCACCAGGACCGCGACGGGCGTCTCGGACCCATCCGAAGCCCCGGGCGCGGAGAGGGCGTACTTGCCGCTCGCGGTCACGATGCCGAGCACGGCGCCGACCGTGAGATCGGCGCCGGAGGCGACGGTGATCTCCTCGCGGCTGTAGCGATTGTCCGCCTCGTAGCGGATCAGATCGCCGAGATAGTTTCCTTCGGTCAGCGTTGCCATCGACGGGCTCCTCGCATGAAAAAGCCCGCGGGAAGACGCGGGCGTGAAGCGGATGTGGCCGGGCCCGCCGGAGCGGGCCGAGCCGGGTCAGCGGCCGGCGGCGGACGCCCGCATGCGCTCGGCGGCGCTCACGCGCTCCCGGGCACCGCTGGCGCCGGGCACGGCGGGCGAGGGCACGCCGCCCTGGGCGCGCATCGCCTGCGCGAGGCGCCCGGTGGTCGCACCTCCGACCGCGGCCTTCTCGAGGGCCGCGATCGCGGCCTTGGGCGCCATGTCGGTCTCGAGCGCGAGGTGGCGGGCCAGATCCTCGCGACCGGCGGCCGCCTCGGAGGTCAGGATCGCGGCGATGCGCTTGCGCTCGGAATTCCGGGCCGTCGCTTCGGCGGGCTCATCCTCCTCGACACCGCCGTCGCCCTCGTCCTCGGCGGGCGGCGGAGTGGTCTCCTCCTCGCCCCCGGTTTCATCCTCGGTCGAGGCGGCCTCTTCCTCGGGCGTCTTCGGATCTTCCGGCTCGGCCGAGAGCTTCGCCGCGGTCTGTTTCGTCATGAGGATCTGTCCTCCGTTGAAGGTTGATCCGCCGCCATTCATCTCGGCGACGAACTCCAGGAAGGCCTCGCGCGGTTCTCCGACGGCGTCGGCGAGGCCGGCTGCGACGGCGTCGGCGCCGGTCAGGCATCGCGCCTCGGTCGCGAGCGCGGCGTCGGCGCTCAGCCGATCCCCGCGCCCCGCCGCGACCGTCCAGGCGAAGAGCTGGCGCAGACTTTCCATCTCCGCCTCGAAATCCGCGCGCACCGCCTCGGGCAGCGGGGCGTAGGGATTTCCATCGACCTTGTGCTTGCCGGCGTGGATCAGCGTCACGCCGAGACCCGCCGTGTCGAGCGCGCGGGACATGTCGACATGCATGCAGAGCACGCCGATCGAGCCGAGCCCCCCGGTGCGCGGCACGACGATCTCGCCCGCCTGCGACGCCAGCGCATAGGCGGCCGAGAACGCATGCTCGGCGATGAAGGCCCGGACCGGCTTGAGCGCGCCGATCTCCCGGACGCGATCGGCGAGGCCGAAGCAGCCGGCGACCTCGCCGCCAAAGCTGTCGATCTCGAGTGCGATCGCTCGAACCGCGGGGTTGTCGGCCGCCGCGTCCAGCTGCGCCCGGATGCCCTCGTAGCTCGTCTGCCCGCTCGACTTCCCGACCCAGGCGCCGCGATGCACCAGGACGCCCGCGATCGGCACGATCGCCACGCCGTCGACCAGGCCGTAGCCATAGCCGGGCTCGACCCACTCCGCGAGCTCGTTGCCGAGCAGCGAGGCGAGCGGGCGCTTCGCAGCGGGCACGTCGTCTTCGTCGTCATCGAGGAAGGCCATCGGCTGGCCGAGAACCCGGGCGCCGAGCCCGTGCGCGAAGGCGACAGCCTTGCGTGGCTCGACGAGCAGGGGCGCGTTGAAGGCGCGCGCGGCGATGTGAGGGAGCATGCGCGGGCCTCAGTAGCGGCCGACGAGATCCGAGGCCGTCGACGTGGCGCGGACATGGGTGAAGCAGCCGAGGAACTCGACGCCCGACGGCACATTGAGCATCGTCCTGTCCTCGGTGTCGCCCACGTGGCGCACCACCATGGTGCCCCCGTTCCCGACCCAGATCGATCGCGTGACGAAGGGCAGGGCCTCACTCTCGGCGGGGTCGATGTCGAACGAGTGACGCGGCACCCCGAGGAAATCATCCTCGTGACTCACGAAATGATCAGGCATCCGGTGTCCTTTCCGGTTCGGGGGCGCGCTGCTCCGGCGTCCCGAGCAGCTTCGCGAAGCTTTCCTGCATCGGGTGGAGGCAGCCGTCCGGCATCGCGGCGATCTCGCGCCGGATCTGAGCCAGGTTCTCGGTCAGATCCGCGCCGCCGAGCTCGGCCGCCTCATCCTCGAGGGTGGAGAGGCCGAGCGCGACGCGCATCGCGGCGGCCTGCGCCTCCTTCACGGGATCGACGAAGCCCTTTCCCGGCCCGATCCATTTTGCCCGGGCATAAGCCGCCCAGGCTTCGTGGAAATCGGGCGCCCGGCGCGGCATCGGCAGCAGGCCGGCGTCCCACTTCTCCTCGAGCCAGGCCATGAAGAACGGCTGGCAGAAACCTCCCGAGAAATTGGCCCGGCGGGCCGTCAGGCCGCGCCATATCTCGATCAGCGCGGCCCGGGCCGAGCTGTAGTTGACCTTGCTCCAGTCCTGGGCGACCTGCTCGTAGGACTGCCCGGTCCCAGCCGCGATATGGCGCAGGACGGCGCTCTGGAACTCACCGAACTGGGCCGAGGGGCGCGCCGAATCCACCACCCCGATCTCTTCCCCGGGATAGAGGTGCGGGATCTTGGCCCCGCCCATGCGCACGGCGCCCTTGTCGTCGTAGTACGCGGAGCGTTCCGCGTTGTAGGCGTCCCAGGCGCCGCCGTTCTCGCTCAGGAGGTCCGTGATCGCCTCCGGATCCATCGGCGATTTCACGAATACCGCCAGGATGGCATTCAGCACCGCCGCCTGCAGCTCGACGCGGCCGTACTGGTCCTCCATCCGGAGCTTTTCCATGATCGGAGCGAGCCGCGAGACCCCGCGCGTCTGCCCGTCGCGGTGCTTGTCGAAATAGTGGAGCACGATCGGGCGGCCCCAGGCGTGCTCGCGCGCGAACCGGGTCCATGACAGCGCTTCCGTGCTGGCCCAGCTGGTTCCCGGGTGCGCGTTCCTCAGGTGATAGGCCATCGAGGCGCCATTCGCGTCGATTTCCACGCCACCGCGCAGCGTCGCATCGTCCGCCAGGCCCATCGGATTGCAGAGGAGGTCCGGATCGACCACCCGCAGCGTGGTCCGGACCGGCCGGTCCTCCTCCCAGCCGATCACGCCGACCGCGTCACCGTCGATCATGTAGCTCCGGTAGGCCATGCCGAAGAGTTGAGAGATCGAGAGCTGTCGCGAGGCGTCGAGATACCGGCGCGGATCCTCCGCGTCGAGCTGCCAGTGCGCCTCGACCGCCTCTTTCCAGTCCCTCGCCCAGCCCTCGTCGAGGCCAAGCGCGCGCCAGTTCGGCTTCGAGAGTGGCCGGAAGGCTGAACCGATGACCGCGTCGACCTCGCGCACCGCCGCGCCGGCCGCCCAACCGTTGTTGCGGGTGATGTCGCGCGCGCGGGCGACGATCTGGTCGCGGTCGCGGAGATATTCCGCGTCCGGCGCGCGCAGCGGGGCATGCCAGTTGACCATGGCCTCGCTGGTCCGGTCTCCGGCGAGGTAGGCCGCGCCCTGCCCGCCGACCGCGACGGCGCCGGCGCGCGGACGCGACGGAAGCAGAGATCTCAGCCGGTCGAACATCAGAAGGTCACCCTGATCGCTCGGCGACGCCGCGTCGTTCCGCCCTCGGCGGCGGCGATCTGGTCGCGCAGACCGCGGATGTAGGTCTCCAGCGCGGGCGCGTCGGCGCGGGCGTAACGAGTCACGCGGCCATCGTACTGGATCTCGATCGCGGCGCCCGTCGTCATCAGCCTGTGCCTGGCCGCCTCCGCCTCCTCGAGGCGCGTCTTCAGGGTTTCGAGATCAGCCATCCACGCCTCCTCACGGCATCATCCTCACGCGCTGGCGCCGCTCCTCGGCCGCCGGCGGCGCGACTGGCGCCACGGTGGGGGCCAGCATGTCGAACAGCTCGCGCTGCGCCTCGGGCGGGGCCACTCCGCGCTCGGCGTCGAGCGCGTCCCATTGCAGTTCGGTCATCGCCGCCCAGCCGGCCCGGCGAGCCGCCGCCTCGGCGTAGAGATGCGCGTCGAGGGCCTCATTCCGTCTGGTCGCCTCGACGAGCTCCCACTGGGAGGTCACGACGCCGCTGCGCTGCCGGCGCAGCACCCGGACTTCCGCCGTGATCTGCCGGTAGAACTCGTCTCCGAGCCCCGTCGCGAAGGCGACGAAGCCCCGCGCATCCGGATCCTCGCGCTCGAGCCGCGCGTAGAAGTCCGCCTTCATCTGGCTCACGTTGAGCATGAAGCCCTGCTTGGTCCGGGCCTTGTTCGGCTTCCCGTCCCGCCTGCGCTCCTGCATCGGCATCATGATCGGGCCGTTCTGCGAACTCGATCCCTTGATCGCGATCACCCGGTGGCGCGGGTAGCGCTTCACCCAGGTCCAGACGTCGTCGGTATAGGCGCTCGAGTCGATCGCCAGCGCGTCGAGCCCCAGTTCGAGCCCGGCGGTGGTCCGCCATTTCGCCCGCAGGTGGGCGTCGAGCGCGTCGCGGCCGGCCTCCTCGCCGATATGATGCGGGATCACGACGTGGTCGATCACCCAGCTGCGCCGGTCGCGGCCCCAGGCGACGATCTGCAGTTCGATCCGGTCGCCCTGGCAATCGACCCCGCCGGTCAGCATCACGCCCCGCGCCGGCACGCGGCCGCGCGCCAGGTAGGCTCCTTCCTCGCTCTTCTCGACCCGGTCGCGCAGCCTGGTCCAGTCCTGCCCGCCGCTCGCCTGCTCGTATTCGAGGCCGAGCACGTCATTGAAGAACGTCTGCTCGGTCTCGGCCTCCGGCTCCGTGTCCGCCTCGCGGGCCTCGCCCGCCGCCAGCGTGCTCCATCCCATCACGCGGGCGTATTCCACGGCGATCGACGCCCAGTCGCGCTGGGGCGCGTAGGCGCGCCAGAGGAAGAACCCTGGATGATCACCGGCGGGGTTCGTCGCGACCCACCGCCCGGCGCTCACCATGGCCTCCTTGTGGCCGTGGTGGATCGCCGCGCCGCAGGCCTCGCAGGTGAAATGCGCGGCGTGCAGCCGCTCCGGATCGATCGAGGCCTTGAAGTTCTCCCAGGTCAGCGGCGCCATGTTTCCGCAGTGCGGACAGGGCACGTGGTAGAGCCGCTGGTCGCTCCGGGCGAACGCCTTGCCGATCCGGCAGGTGCCCTTGATGAGCGAGGTCGAGACCCGGAGGATCTTGGCATCCTCGAACGCGGAGGCGCGGCTCTCCGCGAGGCTCTCCGGATCGCCCTTGTCGCTCATCTCGTATTTCGCGACATCGTCCATGATCACCAGGCGCCGGGTCGTTCCGGTCAGGTCGGCCGGCGATCCGGCCGAGGCGACCTTCAGCGATCCGTCGCGCGCCAGCGTCTCCTGGTTCTGCGTCGTGTCGGTCTGCTCGCCGCGACCATCCCCGAAGATCCGCCGGAGGCTCGGCGCCTGTCGTCTGAGCGGCAGCCACTTCGTGCGCGTCCAGTCGGCCGCCGCGCTCATCGTCGGGTGCACCACCAGGGCGTCGAGCGGGCCGTATTCGAACCAGGCGCCGAGGGTCGGATTCACCACCGACACCGTCTTGCCCCACTGGGCCGATCCCTTGACCGTCACCTCGCGCGCCGGGTGTTCCGGCGAGAGCACCTCGTGGACCCCGCGCAGGAACGGAAAGCGCGTGATGTCGAACGGTCCCGGGAACGGGGACCGCTCGTCGAAGATGACGTTCTCCTCGCACCAGCGCGTGATGTCCGGCGGGGGCGGCGGCCGCAGCGCCGCGGCGAAGCCGCGCGCCACCGCCGCCTCGGCGGGCGCGAGGAAGCCCATCAGAAATCCTCCTCGCTCTCGGCGTCCGACAACAGCGCGTCGCGCTCGACGAGCTCGGCCGCGTCCGCGCGGTCGCCCCGGTGCCGGCGCCACTCGTCGAGGATCAGCTTGCGGACGACGCGGGCGTCGAGCTGGTGCGCGTCGGCGACGCTGCGGGCAAGGCCGCGCAGGAATGCGAGGACCTCGCCGAGTTCCCGGGCCATCTGCCGTTGCGCCTGGCGCTCGACCTCGGACGCGAGCACGAACGCGCGCTCTTCCTCGAGGTTCTGCCGCCGTGCCCGGCGCGCATCCTCCTGCGCCTTCAGCGTCCGGGCGGCCTCGTAGGGCGTCTCGGTCGGCCCGGCCACTGGAAGCGCCGGGGCCACCGAGCGCGGTGCCTGCTCGTCGGTTCCGACCGGGCTGCCCGCCATGATCCGCGCCGCCGCGCGCTGGGTCCCGGCGCCGTTGCCGAGGCGCTGGCCCGGATCGATCCGGCGACCGAGAGCCTCGGCGCAGGCAACGGGATCGAACCGGCGCTGGCGACGCTCGCCGTGGTAGCAGCCGTCGAGCTTGCCTTCCGAGACGAGCTGGCTGATCCGGGCCTTCGAAACGCCGAACGCCCGCGCGAGTTCGGTCGTGTTGAGCCCCGTCATCGCCGTTTCGCTGTCTCGCCCCCGCTTGGTTAAGGCTAACTGTCTGGTTTAGCTTACAAAAAGTTACGCGCCCCGCCGGCCCGCATACGTTCCACGCGCCGGGAAGGACCCGCCGAACGCCGCCCGGGCGCCGACGCCTCCGGGGGCCGGGGCACCGCGCAGGCGGATGCGGCCTCAGGCTCTGGCTAACCCATTGAAAAGAAAAGGCGTCGCGCCTTTATCGAGGCGCCGCGCCGTGCGGTCATAGCTTCGCTGTCGGGCTGGCTAGTATCCCTGCCAGCTGGTCAGTGCGCGGCTCTGCTTGTCGCGAGGCCAAGGCCTCGGGCTGCCAACGGTTCCACTGTCGCCGCCCTTACCACTAGCCTAACCCTTCGCGTTAAACAAGAGCCCGCGCGGCGCCAGCTCATATCGCCGATTCCACCGAGCCGAGGTTTGCAAGATCCACGCGGACAGGTCGCTCCGAGCCGAACATCTCGAAGATGACCTTGGCCTCCGTCGGCGTGATCTCGATCACCTTGCCGCGCGACCAGCCGAGCGGCCCCTCGAGCACCTCCACCGCTTCTCCGACCTTGAAGGCACGCCCCGTCGGCATCAGGCGCTGGATGGTCCTGGCCTGATCCTCATGCTCGACGTCGTGGAGACGACCGATCTCACGCTGGGGGATCGCGGCCGGAGCGCCTCCGAAGCCCATGACCCCGCGCACCATCGGGCACCGGAGAACCCGCGCCCAGCTCACGGCCTTCCCGTCGGCCGACGCGAGCGGCGCCGCGAGTACGTAGCCAGGCAGGATAGGCTGATACACCACACGCTTCTCGTGGCGCCGGTACTTGTTCGAGCGGACCCACTTCGACCGGACCGGCACCCAGGCATCGATCCCAGCGCGCAGGAGGATCTCCTGAACCAGGAACTCGGCCCGGTTGGGATGGTGCGGCTCGGGCGCGCCACTCGCCCCGTCCACCGGCACCGCCGGCCTGGCGGACCTCCGGACCATCGAGAGCTGCGCGTTCCCGACCGACGTCCGGCGCGGATCGACGCGAAGCGCGAACCAGGTCGCGGCGCGCTCGGCCGGGGCCTCGAATTCCTCGGCGGCGGCGATCTTCATGCGGCTTCCTTCCTTGGTCATGGTCATTCGTCCGCCAGTCCGATCGCATGGCCGCGCGTCGCGGAGATTTCTTCCCGGCGCGCGCGCAGCGCCTCGAGGCGCCGGCTGCTGTCGAGGATCACCTCCTCGGTGTCGCGGATCGCCTCGTCGATCTGGGCGAGGTCATGGGGAGCGAGATCCTTCACGCGGCGCCTTCCTCTCCCGAGAACACGAGACCGCGGACCAGATCGACCGCCTCGGCGAACCTGCGCTCCCAGTCGAGATCGGACTGGCCCGCGCTTCCCGCGTCGACCCGCTCGGCGATCACGGCGCGCTTGTGCCTCCAGGCATCGGCTTCGCGCCGGATCCGCACCAGATCGAAGTCATGGGGAGGCCGCCCGTGCCGGCGCAGGTATTTGCGCAGGGCGACCGCGACCTCCTGCCCCTCGTCCCAAGCCGCCCGGCCGGCCGCGCTCGCGAGCCAGGACCTGACGAGCCGGCTCTCTCCGCCCGGCGGACGGCACAGCTGCTCGGCCCAGTTCCGGATGCTGACCTCGTCGGGCCAGAGGTTCCGCGCATCGCCGCCGGCGGCGCGCTCCACCCCCTCGCAGAGCACTGAAAGGCTCGGCTCGTCGAGATAGGCGAACCGCTCCTCCAGGCGGCGCAGCATCGCGTCGTGGTCCTCCGCGCTGATCCGGGGCCGCCGCCTGAGCCCCAGCCGGCACAAGGGCTCGATCAGCACCCTGCGCACCCGCATGCGCCCGCTCTCGGCACGGTCCGCTTCGTCCTCCGCGTCTCTCTGCATCTGGATCCTTGGTTCACTCGCCGGCCGTGGGTTTTCCACAGTTTCGGCGGTTATCCACATGGGCGCTGTCATGGGGGTTAGGGGATTCTATTCTAGTCTGTTCTAGGAGCGTGACAGCGACCGGCGAAAATGGTGGCGGCGCCGCGACGGCGCTCTCCCGTGTGACTGTCGCGCGCTGAAGCGTGACAGTGCGCGTTACTGTCACGCACTGTCACGCGTGACAGTGCTTCATGCCGTATCCCTATGTGATCATGCCGAAAATCCTCTGAACCGCCGCGCGCACATCCGGCTTCGACTGCGGCAACGCGCGCTCCGCCAGCCATGCGCGGACCCGCAGGACCTTGTCCTCGTCCCTGGCGATCTGCTGGAAACCGAGCTCGCTGAGCGTCGCCCGCAGCCGGCCGAGGCGCTGCCGGTCGAGATTGCCCTGCCGCTTGCCCCGCGCCCTCTCGACGAGCTTCCACATGTCCGCCGCCACCTCGGTGACGACCGGATGCGCGAGCCTGACGCCGGCGGGCGCGCCGTCCTGATCGAGGACGCGCACCCGTGTCCAGCCGCGCAGCACGCCCGTCCTGAGGCGCTCCCAGCTCGCCATGTCGCGCCAGCAGCGCGCCGCGTGGGCGAGTTCGACGTCGGCGGTGGGAAGCGTCCCGCCCGGCGCCTGCGTGCCGAGCGCGTAGGTCCACAGCGCGAGCGAGGCGCCGATCTCCTCGTTGGTCGCGGTCGCGAACATCGTCGACCCGAAAAAGCGCGCGTGGTGGAACGGGAAATAGTCGAGCCCGCCGAGACGGCACTCGGTATGGAGGGGATAGACCGGAAGCTCGTCCTCGCCGGCGACCATGAGCAGGCCCGGCGACCGCTCCGCCGCGCTCATGGCCCCGCCCTCCGCATCCCGCGCCCGGATCGACCCGTATTGCCGCTGGAGAAGATCCGGCGCGCCTCCCACGGCAGCGCGCAGACGCCGGCGAAGAAGGCATGTGCCGGGTCGGGCTCGAGGCCGCAGAGAGCGCAGACCAGGGCAAAGTCGTGCGAGGGCCGGGGGCCGATCCAGCGCTCCGCGTCCCGGCGCAACGCGGGCTGGGAGAGGGCCAGGTCGGTCAGCACCTGCCAGAGGACGGCCCCCCAGAGATCCACCTCCCCCGCGCCGCCGCGCGAGGGCATGCGCGCCACGCTCGTCATGACGCGACCTCGCGCGGATAGTCGCCATCGCGTTCCAGCCGGCGCCTGCAGGGCGGGATCCAGCCGAGACCGGTCCATTTCGACGCGTCGAGCCAGACCAGCCAGCAATAGGCCGTCGCGGTCGAGCCCGTCGCGGTGAGGCGCCCCTTGTGCATCGGCACCCGCTCGCTGAACTGGAGGACGTAGGCGGGCGGGTTCACGCGATAGATCGCGTTGAACCGCTCCACCCCTTCGATGAACGAGGTGCGCACGAGCATCGCGAAGCCGTCGAGCGCCACCCTGCCGGCGCGTTCGATGAAGGCCTGCGCGAGCCGGAACGGCGGATTGGTGATCACCCAGTCCGGCCGCGTCGGGCAGCGCGGCCCCGTGTTGGCGATGAGGAAATCGCAAGTCGGGAGGCCGACGCCGTAGTCGTGCACGTCGCTGGCCCAGACCTCCGCGAAATACTCCGCCAGCGGCCGCGCCATGTGGCCCTCGCCGGCGGCCGGCTCCCAGACGGTCCCGAGGCCGTGTTCGATCAGCCCCTGAGCGAGGAGCCATTCGCAGAGCGCCCGGGTCGCCCAGGGCGGAGTGGGGAAATAGTCGAGGCTGTCGTGTGGCTCGGCGCGGCGCGCCATGACCGCGGCGCTGGTATTCTGGGTCATGCCGGCGCGCTCTCACTTTCCTCGGCGGCGCCCGACGCCCGCTGGAAGGCCCAGCCCGCCAGTGGCGTGCCTTCCATCCCCATCGCGTCGCGATAGAGGGCGAGCATCTCCTGTTCCTCGGAGATCTCCGACCACTCCCGCTGGCGCTCGCGCAGCAGCATCCGGATGATCTTCGTGTCGTAGCCTTGCGCCTTGGCCTCAGCCATGACGGCTTTCGTATCGTCCGACAGCGCGGCGCGTTGCTCCGCCAGGCGCTCGAGTCGCTCGACGAACGCCCGCAGCTGGCCGGCGACAACGGTGTTTCCTCTGACTTTCTGGCGTCTCGCCATGGCCTTCCTCCTTACTCCGCCGCCGTCCGGCCCGCCTCGGCGAGCCGCGCTTCCGCGCGCCGCAGCGCCTCGGCCTGCGCGGCCGAACCGCGCACGGGCACGAGGGTGTTGAATCGGTTCACGATGTCGGCCGGTTTCCGGCCCGGGAGCTTCTGGCTGATCTTCCAGGTGTTCTCGCCGAGGGCGAGGCCGCGCAGGATCGTGACGTCCTCCGCCGGCGACCAGCCGCCGTCCCCGAGCGCCGCGCGGCGCTGCGTCTCGGCATAGGTGTGCGGATCGACCACCTTCGCCGGCGCGGAGGACGCGGGCGCGACATCGGGCCCCGCGAGGCCACTCGGCATTATCGAGGATTCCGGCTCGGAATTTTGCGGAATGGCGTCGATGGCCTGCGCCTCGGCCTCCTCGACCGCTCCGGAGGGCGCGGGCGGTTCCGGCTCGTCGGCGGGCTCCGGAGCGGCGCTGGCCGCTTTCCGCGCCAGGTTCTTCGCCGCCATCACCTTGCCGCGCAGCCGCGCGAACTTCACGCCGGTGTCGTGGGCGACGTCGCTCTCCTTCTCGCCCGCCAGCACGCGGGCGACGAGCGGCTCCCAGCTCTCGGGCTCGATCCCGGGCGCGGATTTGCGCGGCGCGGCGGCGGAGGACGGAGGCGATACGGGAACCTCCGCCGCCGCCGCGCCACTCCCCTCCGTCGCGGATTCGCCCGCCGCGCCGGAGGATCCGGTTTCGTCCTGGTCCGGGAAGACGGGCGCGCTATCCATCGCACCGCCCCCCCCCTGCAGGGCCCGGCGCGGGCGGCGCGTCCGCCACGCCCGGGTCCCTGTTCACGATAACTCGCTCGTCGCCAGCCGGAGCCACGTCCTCGCGAACTTCCGGCGGATCGGCCAGAACTCGCGCAACCGGCCAGCCCCGGCTGTCGATCTCGACGCCGAGACGCAGCGTGATCTCGCGCCCCGGCACCGCCGCGCCGCCGAGCTCGCCGCCGATCGCCGCGTAGCCGGCCATGTCGATCCAGTTGTCCGCGTGGCCCGGATTGCCCTTCGCCCGCGCGAGCTTGAGAAGGACCATCAGCTGCGCGACGTCGGGCGCCGAGATGGCGATCCCCAGGTGCGCCGACCAGAGCGCGGCGATGCTGGCGAAACTGTCCTCCGCCCGCCCGTGCGTCGCGGCCCTGTCGCGGGTCACCGCGTCGCGCGCCTGGTCGAGCAGCGCCGCGCGCAGGTGGCCGTCAGTCGGTGTCGTGCTGCCCATCATCCTCTCCTCAGGCCGGGGAAAAGGCGCCGGGCCCGAAG